CGGCATGACGCCCAACTGCTGCGGAGCGACACCGAAGGCGCTGGCGATGCGCTTGATGATGAACTCGTCGTACTCCGGCTTGTAGCGGTCTTCAATCTGGGGCATGGCCACCGGGTCGAAGCCGTCAGGGAGGAGTTTGACGCGCATACGCTCGGCGGTCGAACCTACGAGTTTGTCGTTCAGGATTCGCTCGAACTCGGCCAACTTGCGAACGTCCATCTCCTGCGAGTTGGTGCGCATCCACGTCTGGGGCGTGGCACCGGCCTGGTACTCGGTACGCATCCAGGTCTGACGCTCGAGGTAGAGGGTCGCGGCCGGGATGGACAGTTCCACGGGGCTGTAGCCGTAGGGCGAGTAAGTCCGGCGGTTCTTGACGCTGACGAACAGTTGGTCGGTGATGAACTCACCGTCGCGTCCGTCGCCGTTGTAGAACGAACCGTCGATCTCGTCATCCGGGCTGGCGATGAACTCACCGCGTGGGAATCCCCACAGAATCTGCTGGTAGGCAGGGGCTGGTGGGTGGGGGATGTCGCCTCGGTTGTCCAAAAGAATCTTGATGGTGCTGGCGTCCACGATGTCGAGGCCGAGCAACTTCTTGCCGAACGAGTAGCGCGGATAGACGCAGAGCTGGTCGAACACGAAGATTTGCCACAGGGCTTCGGTCAGCCACTCGTTGAACGAACGGTCGGTGGCGACGTAGGGGTTCTCCCAGAACTCGGCCAGGCGGTTGATTTCCTCGCCGTACTTCTCGCGACCGAGACGCGCCGCCTTAGCGTGGCTGACGTTCTCCTCCTGCATGATGTCGGCGATGGCCTGCTTCGAGAGGCTGAACGACCAGTCCATCTTGGTGATTTCGCTGACGCGGATTTCGATGCAACGGTGAACCACGTCGCACTGTTCGGCCAGTGAGCGCAGAATCTCGTAGGGAACCTCGGTCTGGGTGAGGTTGAGGTTCGCCGCTACGGGGAACTGCCACTTACGAGGGAGCGCACGTCCCGAGGTGTCGAGCACCGGGTCGATGGGCATTGGGAGCAGAGGCGCGGCCGGGCCGAGCATTGATCCGAACGCTGCGCCTGGGCGTGGCATTGGAACGGCCTCACCGGCCACCTGAATCAGACCCTGACCGCCCATGCCCGTCGTGGGTTGAGCGACCGTTCCCGGAGCGTAGCCTGATGCCGACATACCGGCGTAGGGCGTACCAGCGAGGCTCTTGACGAGCTCGTTGGCGACCTTCTTGGCGATGTCTTCAGTCTTGTCTTTGCGACCAAATAGCGGCAAGGAAGGCTCCTAAGTAGAGTTAGTGCGTGTGCGAAGACTGGACGAGTCACCAATGGTCGGCGGTTCGCCTTGTCTGGGCGTGTGAGATCTGCAACCTCGTGGACTTGGACTACACGAGGTTTCTAAGAGGGGTATGGGAAGCCAGCAAATGTCTTTGCGTCGACTGCATCAGTGAGTACGACCCCACACTTTGAGCACGAAGTCCCGTGTGGCGTTATCTGCCCACAGTGCGGACACTCGGTTCCCAGTTGAGCGAAGAAGCGGTCGGCACTTGCGCCCACTGCGATTCCTAACTCGGTGATGCCGTGAACGAGGGCGTCGAGGCGGTCGGGTGACGTACCCGAATCCGGGAGCCACTCGGTCATCTGTTCCTCGAGCTTGTCGAAGGAGCCAACGTGTGAGACGCGGCCTTGCTCGTAGAGTGCGGCCACCGGTTCAGCCCGGAGCCGTTTCCCTACCTTAGCGGTCACGCCCTTGAACGGCAGGGTCGGGTTCACTGATCGGAGCGTCTGCTCGATGAAGTCACCGCCCTGGTTCTTCTCGGCCACCACTCGGTCAGCGTTGAAGTCCTCGTAGGCCTGAACCACGCGCTTCGACCAGCCCAACGGCGTGTCTCGGCAGGAGCGGTCGGCCAGTACGTAGGCGCGTCCGTCAGTCCCTTTGCCCACTACGACGATGCCGGTTTCGTCCGAGTCATCGCCCGAGGTCACGGCCGGGTCGACTGCGACCACGATTCGAACCATCTCGGGAGCGTCCTTGTAGCGTGTGGCGTCAATCTCGGACAGTTTCCACAGGGCGCCTTCTACGTCCTCGAGGACTTCGCCGTAGAGTTCCTGTCGGCCAATGCGCGTTCCCTCGTATCGGGCGCGCAGTTCGGCTAAGGCTGCTTCGGAGAGGTTGTCGGCGTTGTCGAAGGTTGAGCCTCGCGTCACCGTCACCGAGCCATCGTCACGCTTCAGAAGTTCCTTCAGCAACTTGGTCGGCCGGGGGGTCGTGGTGATAACCACTTGGGGGTTGCCGATACGTAGTGCCGGGACGAGTCCTTCCGTCCAGGTTTCCTCATAGCGCCAGGCGGCGAACTCGTCGCACCACGCGCCAGCGAGGTTGAGGCCTCGGGAGCGGTCGGGTTCGTCGGCGCTAATCATGTGGATCACCGAGCCGTTAGTCAGGTACAACTGGCCGTTGGAGCGGTTGTAGAACTTCAACTGCTCCTTCGTCAGAGCCTTGAGTATGCCGGACGGGCCTTCAACGCAGATTCGTCGAACGTCGCCAAAGGTCGGGGCCACGACTGCCCAATCGGTGTTGGGCTGTTTGAGGGCTTGCTCCACGAGCCACGCCGAGCCCGTCCAGGTCTTGCCAAAGCCACGTCCTGCGAGAATCAGCCAGATGCGCCAGTTGGTGTCTGGTGGGAGTTGCTGCTGACGTGCCTTGAGTCGGTATTGCGAGGTGGCGAGGCTGGCGATGATGGCCTGCGCCTCGGCTTGTTGTTGTTTAGTCGCCAGTTCCCGGAGCCGATACAGCTCCTGCAGGCGTGTCTCTGCCATCGTCATCTTGTTCCCCTAGTTGAGCCTCAAGTCGCAGAATCTCGGCTTGGATAGCGTCAAGTGTGATGACCTCGTGCTTGATGGGCTGGTCGGTGCCTTCCAACTTGGAACGCTTCTCGATGACCTTGAGGACGATTTCGGCGGCCTTCGGGTTTCCGGCGATGGCCTCGGGGAGCCAACTCGCCATGAGTGCGTCGAGCTGCTCGCGCTGGATCTGTCGGTACTCGTCGACCGCTTCGGCCGGAATCGCCGCTAACGCGCGCTGGCACCGCTTGTAGGCCGCGCCCTTGCTAATGCCCATCTCGTCCGCGACGCGCTGATACGACCAGCCGAGCGAGCGCAACTTGAGCGTGTCGGCGTCGGCTTGGGCTTGGGCGTCGGTGCGGATGAATCCTGCGCGTGAGGTCTGGGTCATGGTCGTAAAATCACACTAATGGCGACTGTAGTTGGAACCTAGCATAAGTTGGGGACAGTCCGCAAGGGCTTCTAGGATTTTTTTCGGCGCCACTTCCACAGGTTGCGAGCGTAGACCGGAGCGTAGAACACCGTTGCCATGATGAACCCGTACTGATGGGTGATGATCCCGTAGGTTCCCCACAGGAAGGTGTTGCAGAACAGAATAAGCCAGCCCTGCCAATGCTTCCGGCCGACTATCAGAACGCCGATAAGGGTGACTGCCTCAAGTACGAACGACCACACTACGGGGAGCACTCAATCACCATCGGGGGGCCGTAGATGCCCGGGACGTGGGCGATGGCCGCGTCGATGGCCTGCAGGACGCTCCGCAGGTCGATGTGGTCGACGTACAGCGCGCCCAGGGCAACGGCCGAGCCTTCCCCGATAGCGGCGTAGGAGGCCTCGTCGACTTCCCTGATTTTGATGACCGCGCCGGACGAGAGCTCGTAGATCCGTCCCTGCTCGATGAACAGGAAGTCCGTGTCGCCGAACTCGTCCTTCGTCCAGTGGCGCTCGAAGGCGTTGACCTTGCTCAAGGCGGCCGAGTCCATCAGCCACCGGAAGGCCTTGCGACCCTGGGCGATGTCCCCGGCGTAGCCCACGAGGGTCTGGTCGAAGCGCATCACCTTCGGGTCGGCCATGAGCGAGTAGAGGTCGCCGTTGGTCGCGCCAATGTCCGAGCCCAGGTATCCCCAACCTGCGCTACTGACGAGTCCGGCGATGACGGTCACAGTTTCTCACCACACTTAGGGCAGTAGGTGAATCGTTCGTAGACCAGACCTTCATCGGTAGAGTCGTATCCGTCTTCGATGTGGTCGCACTCAACTTCATCTTTGAGGTTGCTGAACTTTAGAAGTTCGGCGATCTGCGTCAGGCGCGCCAGGCTGAACTCGAAGGTCATCGTTGCTCCGGTCGCAGGTGGAAGGGTCGGGTCTTGCCCGGGGGCTCGATGCGAACACCGCAGTCAGGGCAGAAGATGGACGAGTAGGGGCGCTCGGCCACTACTCCATCGGGCTTGTTCACGAGTTTGACGTGGCGGCAGGTCATAACTTTACGCCAATCACGACAGCGATGAACGCGCTGATGAACAGAATCCACAGCACTAGTCCTCCTCGCGGTCAATCATGGTCTCGGGGTCGAAGCCCTCGGGAGCCGGGTTGTCGATTTCGATGTCCTCGAATCGGGTGTGGCAGTCGCAGGTGCCGTAGCAGGTTGCGGTGCAGGGTGAGTATCTCCACATGGTTATTCCTCCTCTGGTTGAAACATTACTTGCGAAGCCCTCATGCGTTGCGTGAGGCTATTCAACTCTACGTCAGTTCTCGCCAGCGCGCCGGCAATCTCCTCGAGCGGAATCCCCTTCGACTTTGCCAGGCTCATAAGGTCGTAGGTGCGGCGAGTGTAGGTCACGATGGTTTCCATCATCAGTTGGGTGTAGTTCTCCAACGCGATGAACTGTAGATCCGAACGGCTGAACGGGGACTCCATTAGTCCTCCTTCAAGCGCAGGACTCGGGCGCCTGGCGTCTCGACTTTGTAGCGGTCAGCGAGTTCGGGGTTCTCCTCGACGAGTCGCTTGGTGTCCACCTTCACGCCCGGCTTGTTGGACTTGTAGGTGAGCAGGGTGCGTCCCTCGAAGGTCAACTCCGAAGCGAAGCCAATGCTGGCCTCAATCTTGGCGCGGAGTTCCTTCACGAGCTGCTCGGCGGCCTCCTGGTGCATCTTGGCTCGGCGGTACTCGTGAACGGTGTCGTAGAGGAAGTCATCGGCCTCGACCGAGACCGGCTCGCTGATTGGGTACTGCGACTTCAGGATGTCGAAGTCGGCGTCGAGTCCCAGGGGCTCGGGAGCGTTGCCGTCTTGAACGGATCGCCAGAACGCGCGCTCGGCGTCGATGAGGTGCTGAACCTCGTCGTACTTGTAGAGACGCTCGCGAACCTGGAGGCCGGAGCCACCGATGAGGGCTGCGAACACCACCACGTCGACCCAGTGCAACACGGCGCAGTAGTGAAGTCCCTGCGCTTCGTAGGTCTTGGGGATTCCGTTGTTGTCCCACTCACGGCTGGCGCGGCCCACGAGGCCGTTGGTCTTGACCTCGAGGATGGCGATGATGCTCTCCTCGACCTGCTCGAACTCCTCGACGTGGGTGACGACGCCCTCGGGGTAGAGCTCACTCGGGGTCACGATGAAGAAGTCCACGTTGGCGAGCATGAACGGGTTGGCGATTGACTGGAGCATCACCGGGACAGCGACCACGGCCTTGTTGTAGGTCTTGGCGTATCGGGCGGCGATGACCGGTTCCAGGTCATTTCCCCACTGGGTTGCCTCGTTGCCCTCGAACGTGTCGGTGGCGAGGCCGGACTTCTCAACCCATAGCGAGTACGGGCTGGCGAACCGTGAGAGGCCGAGAATCACGCCAGCATCGGATCCACCGATACCTTCGCGGCGAGCGTTCAGCCACTCCTCACGGGTTAGTTGGTCGGTGCGGTAGAGCACCTTGCACTTCTTGGTCATACTTCCTCCTCTGGTTGGGTACTGCGAGACTACGAACGGGGTGTGACTACCCTCCGGCAGAGCGTACACCAGCCGACAGGGTGCGGAGTCCGTCGAGTTGGCTGGTCGTGGCGCGTAGGGCTTGGCGAGCTGCGTCGAGTTTGGCGCTGGCGATGAGGTAGTTCAGGCGAAGTTCCTCGGTCTCGGAGTCTGCAAGATCGGTGAGCAGAGCCTCGGTGGGTTTCTCCTTCATCGTTGCCCGGTGGTTCAGTTTGGTCGTGGCGTAGGCGGCCTTGAACGTGGCCTCCGCGTTGGCGCTCTCGTAGGCGAGGCTAGCAAGTTCCTCGGCCAGCGACTCCAGGCGCGCGATGCACCGCTCGATGTTGACCGTGATGGCGTGGGGGTTCATTGACCCTTCCAAATGTTTCTCATGTATTCGGCAATCTGTTCGGCGGTCAGGCCACTGGTGCTCAACCAGCGTTCGACGCCTCGGGTCGTGTAGGCCTCGACCTTCTCGGTGCGGAGTTTCTCCAGGCGCTTGATTTCGTCCTCGATGTACCACACGGCCTTGCGCAAGTCCTCGACGTGCTTGGTCTCGTCCTTGAGGCCGGCGCGCCACAGGTACTTGATGGCGTTGCCGATGTTGAAGTTCCGGTGGCGAGTGATCTGGATGCACTCGATTCCGCTCGGGTCGGACGTGAAGTGCTTCGGGTGATTTACGTTGTCGGTCATTATTTCCCCTTGTTGACGATGTAGGTGATTACGGCCAGGGTGAGGAACGAGGCGTTCAGGCCTAGCCAGATTGCGATGAGCGTCACTTGTCCTCCCTGTAATAGCGAGCCTCGATGGCTCTAATGATACGCCCAATGAGGTACCCGAGGACGATGCCGATGAGAGACATGACTACCATCCGCGGCACCTGCCATCTTGGTCGGGAACGTAGGAGCTGCCCTGGATCCGTTGGGCGATGATGACCTGCTGTTCAGGCGTGGCGAGGTGGGGGGCGCTGGCGAACTCGAGGCCGCCGTAGTGAACCCAGTTCCACCGAGCGATACCGAGCCCACCGTCGAAGGTGGCGCCGGGGTACGTCCAGTTGCCGTGGTGCTCGCACCAGGCGACCTTCCCCCATTGAGCCATGACGGAGGCCGGGACGAGGGTCGTGGTGGTCACGGGTGCGCTAGTCACGGTTGTCGGGTCGGCCACGGCCTTAGCGACCTTTAGGGGTGGTAATGCAAAGATGATGCTGGTTAGAAAGAGTGCTGCGATGGCGGTGCGTTTCATGATTCCTCACTTGTTGCAGGGTCGGCCTTGTGGTCACAGAACCACTCACCGTTGACGTGGATTGCGCGAAGTCGGCAGACCAGGCAGATGCCAGCCTCGACCTC